AGCACCTGTAGCAGCACCTGTAGCAGCACCTGTAGCAGCACCTGTAGCAGCACCTGTAGCAGCACCTGTAGCAGCACCTGTAGCAGCACCTGTAGCAGCACCTGTAGCAAGACAGATGACTGCAGCAGCAGGGATCGGTGCAACTTATGAAGCCTATATTGCTGCAGGCTGGACAGATGAAACTCTGATTGCTAACGGTATGATGTTGCCACCGGGCGGCGTACCAACAAGCTTCATCTAAGAAACTGACCCGCTCATCGGTCCTTGTCTGTGACTTCTCCCCCGTAGTCGCACACAGTTATAGCCGATGAGCGGGTCAACCTTAATTTGAACAACTCCAATATAAAAATTAACCTGCAATCATTCGCTGAAGAGATTCGCATTATTAGATTGAACAAATATCTAACTGTGATACATGACCCTTCACCGATGACATGGAAACAACTTAAAGATGAGCTATCTATTCAATGTACCTGATGGTGAACTAGAATACGACATTGAAACTTTCCCTAATTTCTTTAGCTTCTATGCAATTCACCACGGTTCAGAACAGAGCTGGTACTTCGAGCTTAGCCCGTGGCGCAACGACCTTGAGCTGTTGTTCCAATTCATTGATGAGTGTGCCGCGAACGGTAACGCTTGGATCGGTTATAACAATCTAGGTTTCGATTACCCTGTGATCCACTTCATGTACAAAGCTCGCAACTGTATGCTGAGCATTGATGACATTTATAAAAGAGCGATGGAGATAATCAACACACCCTTCACTCGCAGATTCGACAATGTAGTATGGGACAACGACCAGATCATCCCTCAGATAGACCTGTTTAAAATACACCACTTCGATAACGTTGCTAAGTCTACCAGTCTCAAGGTGCTTGAATTCAATATGCGTTCTGAGTCAGTTGAAGACTTACCTTTTGATGTTGGCACCATAGTCAACTACGAACAGTCTCAGGTTCTGAAATCTTACAACAAGCATGACGTGAGACAGACTAAGAAATTTGCAAAGCATTCTAACTCGGCTGTGATCACCCGGTACAAGCTGGCTGAAACATTAGGTCGGAGAGTTATCAATTCAAGTGACGTTAAGATTGGAGAGATGCTTCTAATAAGAGCCTTAGAAGATCACGGTGTTCAGTGTTACACACAGATAGACGGTAGGAAAAAGAAACTCCAAACACAAAGAGAGGTGATTGATCTCGGTGAAGTTATCTTCCCTTATGTCACTCTCGGTAACCCTGAATTCCTCAGAGTGGCTAGAGAGATTTCCGAGCGTAAAATTTACAATGAAGATACCAAAGGTGTGTTTGATAATCTGGTTGCTAATGTTGCCGGACTCGAATACAAATTTGGAACAGGTGGTTTACATGCCTCAGTCTCTTCAAGGATAGTTCAGAGTAGCACAACCCATCAGCTTGTCGATGTCGATGCTGCCAGTTACTACCCTAACCTTGCTATCAAAAACAAACTGTTCCCTGCACACCTCGGTGAGAAATTCTGTGAAGCTTACGAAGGTCTTTACCAGACCCGGAAAACATTCGCCAAGGGTACACCGGAGAACGAAGCCTATAAGCTCGCACTCAACGGTGCCTATGGTATGTCGAACAATGACTACTCACCGTTGAAAGACTCACAGTTCACAATGAGTATCACGATCAATGGTCAACTTCTACTGGTCATGCTCATCGAACAGTTGATTAAAATCCCCGGACTGCAGATGGTCCAAGCGAACACAGATGGTGTCACCTACCTCTGCCCTCGTGAGTACCTTGAACACTCTCGTGATGTTGCTAAGTGGTGGATGGCTAGAACACAGCTCGTCCTTGAAGAAGCTCTGTACAGTCGCATGTTTGTCAGAGACGTTAATAACTACATTGCTGAGTACGAGACAGGCAAGCTCAAGAGGATTGGAGCTTACGCCTATGAGACTGCTGAAGAGAACCCCGGTACACGTGAGCTACCGTGGCACAAGGACTGGTCCTTCAGAGTAGTTGCTAAAGCTGCTGAAGCTTACTTGGTACATGGCACCGATGTCAGAGAGTTCGTTGAAAATCACGATGACGTTTATGACTTCTTTGGTAGAACGAAAGTTCCAAGAAACTCTATGCTGCAGCATGGTGAAAAGAGAGTGTCTAATATTGTCAGGTACTACATCTCAACTGAAGGTGCGAAGCTGGAAAAAGTCATGCCTCCACGTGGCCCGCTCGGTGAGTTCTGTAGAGCCAACAGTTTAACTGACTCTTTGTTCACGTCAGTCATGACAGAGATCGGACCCGGTGTTTGGGATGAGAGAATCCACACCAAGAACCGAAGCACCTATGGTAAGAGAGTCAACATTATTCACAGCGGTTACAGGGTAGAAATATGTAACGACCTGAGAGGTTTAGTTGATATGATTGAGTTAGGTTTAACACCGATTGAATTGTTCCCTGACATCAACTATGAGTTCTATATCAAAGAAGCTTTGAAACTAACATCACTATTACCGGAGTAAGATAATGGGTACAAGAGAAACACTACTAGGAATTTTAAGAGAGAGAGGTTCGTTCACTGATACCAATGGTGTCAGTCCTATCTTCTACACCTTGAGTGATGAGCAGGGGTTTTCGATCTTGTCTATGAGATCACCGGCTACAATAATTTTGAACCCTGACTTATGGGGTTCGATTAAAGTCACTGATATTTTAGGGAGAAAGGACGTGAAAGCAATGAGAGAGATTTTAAAAGACGCTCGTGTTTGCGGCATGAAAGTGAGGTTTAAATAATGGGTGTAAGAGAAGCCAAAGTAGAAAACTACTTTCACGAACAAGTGGAGCTATGTTTAGCAGGCACCACGAGAAAAGCAGTGAGCCCTGCTAAGTCAGGTTTCCCGGATCGAATTCCTATCTGGCCCGGTTGCCCGTTTCAGGTGTTCGTTGAAGTGAAAACCCTTGACGGTAAATTATCTGTTGTACAGCAGCGTGAGCATGGCAGGCTTATACAATCTGGCGCGTTAGTTTTCACCGTGGTAGGTCGAGCCGGTGTTGATGAGTTCATTGATGCTGCGATGGCTAAGAGATTGAGAATAGATCACGACCACGAAAAACGAGTATACAAATAAATGGATTTCATGACACCTCAAAAACCTTTGTTGCGTTCACCGAAAGCTCTTTGGGATTATCAAAGAGAAGCTACACTGCACCAGCTCTATAATAAAGATTCAATGCTTTGGCTGGGTATGGGGCTTGGTAAAACTGCCATCACCCTGACCACCATTGTTGAGCACATGAAAGCTAACCGGGTCAAGAAGGTTTTGATCTTCGGTCCACTCAGGGTGATTCAAAGTGTGTGGGCCACTGAAGCTAGGAAGTGGGAGCACACTGATAACTTAACCTTCAGCATACTGACAGGGACTCCTGAGAAGCGTAGCAGGGCATTGTTCAGTGAGGCTGACATTTACCTTTGTAATTACGAGAACATGAACTGGCTGGCTCGTGAGCTTGATCACTACTACTTATCTCAAGGACACGAGTTACCATTCGAGATGGTGGTTTATGATGAGGTATCGAAGCTCAAGAACACCGGGACAAAAAGGGTAGCCGGTGGCAAGACCGATATGGTCGATGGACAGGGTAGAGAATACACTGTAATCAAGGTCGGCTGGCGCAAGATAATGAATCACTTTGAATATCGAACAGGTCTGACAGGCACCCCGGCGAGTAACGGTTACTTGGATTTGTTCGGTCAATATCTGGCAGTCGATGGCGGTCAAAGACTCGGTGAGTTTGTGACGCATTACAAAGATGCTTACTTCACCAGCGATCACAGTGGCTGGAAGTATACACCGACTGTACTAGGTCAAGAGTTCATCGAAGCGAGGATCAGTGACATCACTTTGAAAATGGATGCACGAGATTATCTTGATCTCCCGGATTCACGTGAAGTCAATATCATGGTGGACCTGCCGCCTAAAGCCCGGAAATATTATAAAGAAGTAGAGAAGCAATTATTCTGTGAACTTGAATCAGGCTCCACTATTGAACTGTTCAGTAAGACCAGTGTTTCAAACAAGCTGCTGCAGATGTGCAACGGTCAGCCTTATGTGAACCAAGAGGTAACCACCGGTGAGTTCGATGTCCTGCACAATGCAAAGCTTGACGCACTGGCTGAAGTGTTAGAAGAAATCAATGGGCCTGTACTGTGCAGCTACAGCTTTGTGAGCGATGCTAAGCGGATCATGGATAAGTTCAAGAAGTACAAGCCAATCAACCTGACAGAAGCTCCTGCTCACTCCACGAGGAAGATCATAGACCGGTGGAACAACGGCGAGATAAAACTATTAATCGGTCACCCGGCGAGCATGGGTCATGGTATTGATGGGCTTCAAGAAGGTGGTTGCACCGTGGTCTGGTTCGGTATCAATTGGTCACTGGAATTGTATGAGCAGATGAACGCTCGAATAGATCGTCAGGGTCAGACTTCCCCTACCTC